TTGAGCCTTGAGACATTTGCAATGCTAAGAAAGACTGCTCTAAGTCAAATTGACAAAGTTGAGCCATAGCTGATAAAGCACATACATCAATGTCAATTGCATCCAATGTATCTGTAGGAGCTGTAAAGTTACAAGTTGATTCTTTCAATAAAGAGCCAAAAGTAACATTTGCTAATTTAGTCTTGCTCTTGATACCTGGTAAAGTTCTGAAGTTGTTAGCAATATCAGGACTTGATAAGTATGCTTTTGAATAAAACTCATCTGGGTTTGCACACAAAAGTGCATTTGTTTCGATGTCTAGGTCGAATTTTAGGTTACGTGTCATTTTATTTTGATTTTGAAAATTTTACAAATTCTTTAAATTTTTCGTGAGCAGTCAATGCTACACTAGCTACTTCCTCTTCAGTATCAACTGCAATACCTTCCTCAATTTGATTTTTTAAGGCTGCAATCATTGAGATAACTGAATTCATATGCTCCTCTAATAAAGGTCTCACAATAGCAATAATAGCCTCAGCATCTACAGCTGGGTCAATAGCCATAGCTACCTCTTCTGTTTCAGCTTCTTCTGTAGCTTGAGCCTCAGCATCAGCTACTTCTTCTTCTACAGCTGGGTCTGCTGATAACTCAGCCTCCATCTCTGTAGGTAAATCTTTAATCTCAACAACTTCTCCGTCAGCTATGACATAGATTTTGTCTCCGATTACATGCTCTCCGTCAGGTAATTTCATAGTATTTAATTTAATTTGTTCCGATAATTTCATACCTAAGAAGCCTTCTATAGAATATCCAATTTGACCAGACTCTACAAGCTCATCATAATAAGCTCTGTCTGTCACTTGACTTGTTAGCATCAACGTTCCTTTAGGAGCTTCAATGCCGTAAGTTGTGAATGCTTTGTCAGTAGTTGGGTTGTCTACTATCCAAGCCTCTAAGATGTAAGCTGGGACTTTTTTAGTAGTGTCATGCTCTAAGTTAAAGATGTCTTTGTTCTGTAGATTCTGCATGAATTTAGAATGGATCTGTTCAATCACCTCAGCTGAGAATTGAACGTCATACTCTTCACCGTCCTCATCTTTTCTGTAGATGTTCATTGGAATCATTGCTGGTGCAACAACTCTCATCTTAACATCATCCTTGAACGTCATAGCTACATGAGAATTGAAAGCCATACCTTTAACCTTAATAGCAGGCTTAGAAGTAAAAGCAATCATTTCTATGCCTAAGTTTTCACCATCAGCATACTCATCCTCAATTGTAATTTTATAGACTGGTCTATCCATGCCTATATTGTAAAAAGTATTATATTTGTTAAAAATTAAAATCTATGGTGAATATATTAGGCTTTGAAGTACCTAACCAACTGAATGAGTTAACGGTACAGCAATTTGAAACAATCACAACTATCCATGCTGACCCTGAGCTAGATGCTATTGACAAGCATTTGCAAGTGTTTGAATTCTTAGGAGTGCCCACAATCAAATGGGATGATGTGGAGATTGAAGAGTTTAAAGAAATAGTAAAATCTTTCAATGACGTGATTGGTAAGCCTGAGCTAGTGAGCTCACTTGAGATTGATGGCTATACTTATACTGCATTTGAGGAGAAGTTCAAGCTATCTGTAAAAGACACTAAGCACATTGAGAAGATTATGCACTCAAAACATAAAGGCTATATCTCTGAGTTGTTAGCTGTTCTATTCAAACGAAATGACTTGACAAAAGTAGAGCACTACTCAGATGCACACATTAAGCTGAAAGCAAAGTTAATCAGAGAATTGAAAGCAGAAATAGCTGTGCCATACCTAGTAGAGATTGGTCAGAAATTATCTAAACACATACCTAGTAGAGATTGGTCAGAAATTATCTAAACACATACCTAAGGATGCACCTACCGAAATCTTGGAGTGAGATAGATGTATTGCAGTTCAAAGAGATTAGAGAGCTGTACACTATACCTGAGGTGTTCAATAGAGAGATTGAGATTCTTGCTATACTAGCTGATGTCAGTTCAGAAGAGCTTGAAGACCTTGATATTGAGGAAGTGACTGCTATGATTAGTGAGATTAAATTCGTTAACTCAGAGCCATCTAAGCAATACAAGCACCAACTTGATGACTATCACTTTAAACCACTAGATAAGTTGACAATTGGTGAGTACATTGACCTTGAACACTACTTCTCAAAGGACTATAATCAAAATATTGGTCACATTGCATCTATTTTTTATAGGCAAAAGTCTATCAATGAATGGGGTGTTACTGTCTTTGAGCCTTATGACTTCTCTCCTAGAGTTAGATATGAGCTATTTGAAAACTACTGCATCAATGACATCTATGGAATTGTGCCTGAGTTCATAGCTTTTAGGGAAAACTTTATGAATACCTATGGCAATCTATTCCATGATGATAATGGAGAAGATGATGAGGATGAAAGACCTACCAACTCTCAAGAGTCCAAAGACTTACAGCTCAAAAAGAGTGAGATTAAGTGGGGATGGGAGAGGCTAATCTACTCCCTATGCAATGAAGACTTGACTAAATTTGATGATGTCACCAACTTACCACTAATCATGACCTTCAATATGTTAGCCATGAAGAAGGAATTAAACATCTAATGGATAACCTACTTTAAACCCTTCAGGCGGATCAAGAGCTTCAAATGTGTATGTGATTCTTTGATTCTTCTCAAGTATCTCAGCCACTTTCAACATTGGGTAACGCTTAGTTAACCATTCTGTGTACTGAGAGTATATTTCAGCTGTTATTCCTGAGTTATTGAGCTCATTTGTAAAAGTGTTAACATAGTCTCTAGGAGTGATGACACCACCATTCCACAAGAAAGCACCATTATTAAGGAAAATAAAGTAGTACATTGCTACTATCTGTATCTCTAACTTTTCAAAGCTAGTGATTTTAGCATTTATTCTTATTGACTCTACCAATGTACCTTGACCATCTACTATGTCATTCCTAAGAATTCTCTTAAGTATGTTAGCCATCCTTCTTCTAGTAGGATAGAGCACATTGAATTCTCCGTTTTTTGCGTATGCCATTAGATTTCAAATTGTTTTAACCAATTATTCACCATACCCTCAACCTCTTCATCTTCCCACGTACCTACATAAGGCATATCCTCAGCACGAACGCCAAATGAAGCGGTATCTGTTGTTAGTAAAACATCAACTGCTAAAAGTTGGTCAATTGCCTTATCACTAATTGTATTAAGGTTAATTGTAATTGTAGGATTCTCAATGCCTACATTGAATTGTGTGAATTTATATGTCATGATAGTGTTGTTCCTGTTACTGTGAATACTCTACAAGGTATATATCTATAATTAACAATTGTAGTTTTTAAAGCATTATTAAATGTACTTGACACAATTCCATTACATCTAATTGCTTGAGTACTTGAGCCAGTTCCCGTCCAATAATTAGTGCTTGTTGAAGTTAAATTAAAGGGAGAATAATTTAATAATCCTGCGAAATTACCCCAGTACAATATTGAAAAAAACTCACCCGCATTTGGTAATCTCCAACCTGTTGTAAAACTTCCAATGCTTACTGCTAAAGCTCCATCAATTGAATTATCCCAATTTATGTCAACTCCATTAGTTGTACGTCTCCAGCCTAATACTGTTGCTCCATCATAAGTTGACCAATCGATTACAATATTGTTTGTGTATGTTGTACCACCTAATTCATCTGTAAATCTATTCGTGTTTCCAAATGGATTATTTCCAGCAAGTGTTGTGAAATCTGTTGTTCTGCCAGCTTCAATATCACCATCATCACCAGTTCTATAAGAAGTTGTTTGCCCTGTTTTCATTAACTTAGCTGTCGCCCCAGTAGCAAGAGCTGCACCCGCTTTTATGTAAGTACTCATAACCTTGTTGTGTTTAAATTCACTACTCCTGCTGTATTCAAAGTTACTGTAATTTTTGCTCCAGTTGCTATTGAAACTCCAAACGTATAAGCTGAATTATTCACTAAAATAGTTGTCGTTGGTGAATTTGTTATCGCTGTAACTGAATCAATTTGAAAAGTATACATTGCGTAAAAATCAACTGTTAAAGCGTTAATACATTCAACTGTTATTTTTGGATTTGTAAAATCTGTTTTTTGTGCGTCTGTTTGGTATCTTTTGTTTGAACTATCTGCAATATCTGCCGTTGTTGCATCTGCTCCAGCTGTGACCAACCCTTTTGCATCGTAAGTAATTTTGGTCTTTGTTGCTCCTGTAATTGCTGTATTTGATGCCACCTTACCATTAAATGTAGTCCAATCAGCTGAGCTCAATGCACCTCTATTAGTACCTGATGCTGTAGGTAGATTGAATGTGTGAGTAGATGTAGCTGAACTGATTGCAAAGTCAGTGCCACTTGTACCTACTGCTAAGTTCTGCACCTGAGCAGTTAAGCCATTCAATGCTGTTAAGCCAGTTGAGAAGGTAGTTATTATCTGACTAAGATGATTGTCTTCTGTGTGAAGTGTTATTGTTCTACCACTATGAGTGACATAGATTCTCACAGCTAATCTATCAGTCAATGCTAGTGTAGTCTGTGGTACTGCTACTGCTGTTAGATACAAGTCTATTGCTGTGCCTCCAGTGATGCCTTCAGGATTGGTTGAGTTAGATGCTATCAATGTCAATGTAGCACCATCCCATTTGTAGAGCTCTACATAAAATGAAGGTGTGCCACCAGAACTAGATGCACTAAAATAAGTTTCAAAGTTCCAATTTCCAGCTGGTATCTCTAATTGATTAGGATCATTAGCATCTGTAATGAATGACTGAATATATCCATTAGCATTGATAGTGAAGTCTGTGCCAGCTCCTATAACTGGTGTCTTATTTATTTCTTTCATTGCAACACCACCAAATGTACCCTGACTTACTGATCCATTAAGGTAATAACTTACAGATGCACCACCACCGCTTGATGTTGGAAAGTTAGCAAGCTGACCATCACCTCTGATATATTGTGTTGCAACCCCAGCACCAGCAACTGCTAATGTGCCTGATGTTGTTACTGGATTACCAGTCACTATAAATGCTGATGGCATAGTCAAGTCAACACTTGTAACTGTGCCACTTGTTAAGTCAGCTGTAGTTGCTATTGTGTAGCTACCAGTTGCTTTGTCAGGAAACTCAAGGACAACACCAGGATTCGTTACATTTGTATTTTGCAATGAGCTTTCTTCTGCTCCAGTTTTCAGAGCTAATACTCCAGTGTCAATCAATGTTGCGTAAGTGTCTGCAAGAGTATTCTCAGTCTTAATATCTATTCCAGTAACTGTAGTAGCTTCATTAACTCCTGAAGTTATTGTGATTGAATTAGTAGTAATAGCTCCTATGTCAGTAACTTGCTGTAAGTCCTGACTACCACCACCGCCCCCAGCATTGATGATTTCTTGACCAGTAATTGACTTAGTGATGTAACCAGTGCCACTCAACTCACTAATCTCTAGTAAGTCTGTAGCTTGTAAGTTAGCTCCCTTAGGAGTCATCTGTGATATCTTCTGTCTACGTGCCATAACTATATTGTATTGAGTTGAGAAATTAGTTATAAGATAGGATTGACTTCAAACGCTTCAAAGTCTAAACCACTTGTACCTAAATTTACGACATCGTATGTTCCAAATGGACATTCGGTATCTTCTGTTAAAAATGCAACTTCTTCTGTTCCGCCATCTAAGTCATAAATAAATATCCAAGATAAATTACCTAAATTATTATAACCCCAATAAATAGTAAATACTAATCCATCAATAGTGATGTAATATTGATTTTTACCTCCTGAAGTGGTGCTACTCTCCACCTCCACCGTTACAGGCTCTTCACCTACTAAAGTGTAAGTAACTGATATAGTGTCACAACCTACCTCTAATGGCAACTTAAGAGGGACTTGACAGTTAGTCCAGTTGCTGATGTCAACATCTAAATTCATTACCCATCCAGCCGCATAGTCTAGCAGTTGGTTGTTCAATGGAGTGATTGAAGGTGAGCCTACTATGTCAAAAGAATAATCATTGCTAAAATTAAAATAGTTGATTAAATCTACTAGAATTTGGTGACAGTCTGAGAGAATAACTGTGATGTTAGCTCTATCCTTCTGAATGATATCTAAGCAATACACCTCTAAGCTGATAGTGTTCACATCCATTGTAGTAGATGCTACAATTGGAGTGATAAATACTAAGGGATACCTCTCATCCTTAGTAGCGAAGTTAGGAAGTTGCTCATTGAAGTCACTACCTACCTTCTTAACTTGTAGATGGTCATTATAGAATGCTTCAATTTTGTTGATTAGGGCTTGATAGCTTGTCATAATTCTGCGTTTCTTTGGATTCGATTAACTCTATTCTGTGTGCTTGTCATTTCAGTCTCACTTACTACAGCTGTGACTGTAAAGTTAGGTGTTGATTGGTTGCTATTTTGATTCTCTCCACCAACATTGTTCAAGTTGTTATTGCTACCAAACATGTTAGGTGTTGCCATCTGTCCAGTGCTAGATGGAGGAGGAGTGTTGCCTGGAGGACTTGGAGCATTACCTCCACCCTCAAAAGATGTGGATGCTATAGCTGAGATAGATGCAGCAGTAGCCGCTATAGATGCCGCTATTCTTATACCAGATGCAATACCTAGTGTGAAGTCAGGTACTGATAAGATAGCTAAGATAGCTTGAGCTCCATTGATTGCAGCCATTGCTAAGTTCATTTTCTTTTGTTGCTCAAATTGTTGCTTAAGGATAGCCTCTTCTTGCTTGCTACCTTTCTCAACATTTTTCAACTTATTTCTATTGCTGATTTCTTGCATGCTTGTGATAGCTCCTAGTGCTTCTTTTGCAGTGTCAAATCCTTCATTGATGTTACTTAAGGTCTTAGCCTGAGCCTCAGCTTCTATCTCTTCAATCTTCTTAGCTGTTTCCTCTTCTGCTGTGATTTTAGCTTGTCTGAACTTCTCTCTGATAGCTTCTTTTTCGGCCTCTGACAAATCAAGTGCAGCAAGTTCAGCTATTCTCTGAGCATCCATTGCTGTAAGTTGTTGAGCTAAAAATTCATTGTTAAGTCTTATCTCCTCATCTTTATCTCCTTTAAATCTCTCAAGCTCAAATGCTGAATTTGACAACTTAGTCTCTCTAACTAATTGAGCCGATGCAAGTATCTTGGCATTCTTGTCATTTTCAATAGCTGTTATTTGAACAGACACAGCCTTAGAGTCCTCAACTGCTTTAGTGTTGATTTCTTTAATTTGTTGCTCAGTTAAATCTTTTCCAGATACAGCTTGTTTTCTTTCCTCTTCTATTAAAGTTTTTTGTAATTCAAGTTTTTTGATAGCATCTTGCTCCTCTAACATCAAGGTCTTAATTCTTGACACAGCATCTTTATCAGCTATCGCTATCTTATCAGCTTCAAGCTGGTCAGTAGCTATTTTTATCTGAGCATTTATTGCTGAGACTGCTGTAGCTCTCTCCATCTCAGTTGCAAAGATTTTAGTTTTTTTGATGTTTAACTTTTCAATCTCCTTAGATTCCTTGACCATTTGGTCAATTTTCATTTGGTCAATATCTAGCTTTGTCTTACCATCAATGACAGCTTTGTCCAGGTCAATTTTGAACTGAGCACGCATTGTTTTCAAATGCTTATCTTGTTCAGATTCTATCTTGGAATTGGCTGCCTTAGCATCATCTACTCTCTTTTTATTTGATGCAGTAGTGATATCAGTTCTTTGCTGTTCAAAATCTTTTTGAGTTGCTAAAATTAACTCATCAATTTTGATAACTGTTTTCCAATCTTGTGACCTTGAGGCTTCTCTTCTTTGTGTTTTCAACTTCGATATAGCCTCAGTCTCTTGAATCTTAAGCATAGCCTTAGACCTTTCAGTCTCATTCTTGATTGATTTAGCATTCAACATTTCAATCTGCTTGTCAATGTCAAGAGCTAACTTCTTTTTGTTAGCAGCATTTTGAATTGCTAACTGGTTAATCTTATTGATAGCATCAGCTTCTTGATTCTTTAACTCTCTGAATCTTTTAGTTTGCTCCTCATCCATATCAGCAAGCTCACCCATTGCTTTGATATCTTTCTTCCTCCAGTATTGTTTTCTTTGCTCCTCTTCAATCTGTAGCTCCTCTAATGTAGCAAATCTATCAATCTCTACTCCTAGTTGATTCTCTACAGCTGTTATCTCTTCATTATTTAAGTCTTTGGTTACATTGTACAAACCTATTCTTGCAGCCATTTCAGCTTCAATAGATTTGATATTTGACTCAGATGCCGCCTTTATTGTCTCAGCGTTCTTCTCTGCTGCATTGTCAGTTAATCCTAACCAATCAGTAAGAGCTTCAAAGCCAGCAATAAGTGCATTAATAGGAGCCATTAAGAAGTCTAGAACTTTTTGAAGTACCCCAATTTTATTCAAGAATATAGCTACTGCTGCGACAATAGCAACTATCACACCTACCAATAAGAATATAGGGTTAGCAAGTATCTGTACTCCTAACTTTACAAATGCTCCACCCATTGTCTTTATCACACCAGTGAAGGCTTTAAATCCAGCTGATATCTCTTTTGGATTGACGTTCCCTAATGCACTAGCAAAGACTTGAGCTTTCTGTTGAGCCTCTGCAAAGTCTAATGATAACAATGAGTCCTTGATACCACCTAATGAGTTACTCACTTGCTCAAATTTAGAGCCAGTAGCAAAGTTATTCACAGCCTCATTTGCATCTGCTAACTTATCTTTCAGCTCACCAGCTCTTTGTGATAGCTTGGCAATTGACTCAGGATCTGTAGCGTCTGCAATAGCACCTTTTAACTCTCTTAACTCAGCTTTGATGGCTCCAATGCCAGTTATCTTTAATGGTATTTCAACTTCATTCATAAACTCTAATTTCTATTGTATTGTAAGACATTGCTCCATCTATAGACGTGGCAGTTAAATCATAGGTGTTAATTCTTACATTGTCAATTGTACCCCATAAAAATTCAGTTATAAAAACAGATGCCAATGTATTGTTAAGTGACAAATAAACTTTATCTTGATTAAGGAAAGCTCCTAATAAGTCACCAGAATAAAGACCTAATCCTACCCTTGTCCACACTATGTCACCTATTGTGTTCTCAAGTACTGTGACCGTTGGGTCTGCTGTGCCAGTCTGACTGATTGTAGCTACATACTTCTTGTAAGGCACTACAACATCTCCATTGATAGTACCAGTGACTGTCAGGTTATTTATAACCATACCACTCTCAGTCAATGTCTGACCATCACCTACTATAATGCCTTTTGTACCAGCTGTCACTACATTACCCTTTCCAAATACTTGAGCATTCGCACCTGGTAAGATGACATTGTTGTTGAATGTAGCTCTACCTATCAATGCGTCTACACCTACACCTACCATGATGTCACCAAATGTCCTACCTAAACCAGTTCTAAATGGTGCTAGGTCTATCTCAGTGTCAATACTGATTAACTCAACTTTAGTCAGCTGTCTTTGGTTACCATTGTAATCTTGAATTTTGTTAATATTCCACCAGGAGTTATCAATGTATAT